TCCGAGATCGCTTTCGAGTTTGTCGCGTTCAGGATCATCGGCTTATAATCCTCGACGAAGTGAATCGTCAGCTTTCGCTCCGTTCCGCGTTCGTTCTTGACGTCGTCTCTCGCTGCCTTGTCTATTGTCAGAATGAGATCACCGTCATCCGGGACATCCCACGAACCGAGATAGTTCTTGTCCATAAACTTGCGATAGTCGCCTGTCAGTCTTTCAGCCATTAGTCAGCCACCTCCTCCTTCTTGACCTCGAACTTTATGCTATCCCCTCCGAAGTCGATAAGAGTAAGGAGCAGAGTCTGAAGATCGTCGTAATTGCTGACCTCGTATTTACTCTCAGCTTCGACGTGTCTGTATTCGTCCCCGACTTTGACATAGTCCTTGACGAACTGTATGACTTTAAACTTGATTCCCATTATCTCGCTCCTCCTCTCTGTGCCTTTATAGTCGCATCGATAAAGGCCGTTCTCAGCTCCTCGATATATGCGTCCTTCTCTGCGATGATTATGTCTTTGCGCTCGAGCAGCATCATCGCGTCCTTGAGTTTGTTCGTTGATGTCTCCAGCTGCTTCTCGAGAGTTGTGATTCTGTCCTTATAATGAACTTCCAATGCTCTCGGCATTGTCTCCGGCGTTTTCATGTCGTGCTTACCCATTAGTTACCTCCTCAAGTCTGTAAACTCCGTATCTGCTCCCGGACGCAGTCTGCACCCAGTCGAGCGGAATAATATAACCCATTTTGCGAAGCTCTTCGATGCGCTTCGGTGCTGACATAATATCGAGTTCTGTGATTGCCTCCCGGACTGTCAGCGTTCCGTGCTGTCTCAAATAGGACAGGATTCTATCTCTCTGGGTTCTCTTCTCGACCATTTGCCGGCCTCCTTCCGAATATCATCATTGTGATGCCGGCTGTCGCGATCACCATAGGAACCGCAGCCGAACCGCCTACAAATGCCCCCGACAGAAGGAGCAGTATCATACCTAATCCATAAAGCATAGTTTCACGTCTCCTTCCTTGATCAGCTGATAGAGTTTGTCGCAAGCCGGTGACGCTTTGAGCGTTCTTCCGAGTTCTGTGTGTTCACAGTCTCCAAACTTGCAACGCCTGTCAGGTGTTCCGTCATCCTTCGTCGGTGCCTTGAAGTAAGGACATTGAGCGCAAACAAACGAAACACCCTCCACGGCGGACGCCTCCGCGATGGTTTCTGGTGCTTCTTCATTGACTATGTATTTAATCTGCGCGTAAAATGGGATTGACTCGGAGAAATGAACAACAGGACTGTTGTATTTGAGTCTGCGGATCTCTTCGTTTAGCTGCTGATTGAATAACGGAGCCGAGTCTGCTGAGACGATGGCGAATTGTTCATAGCTTGAACGTTTCATTAAAAAAGTCACCTCCTACTGTACCCCGAGGTGACTATATCAATTAAGATGGTACTTATTTTGGACTATATACAGTTAAAGAATCCTAATTTTTTGAAAACGTGAATTTTTCAACGATTCGTCGAAAAAAACCGGCCATTATGATTTTAGGAATAGTTGTGTCGATTTTTTTAAGGGCTTGTCTGCCCTTAGTCACCTCATCACCATATTACACTACCCCGCTGGAGCTGTCAATTTGTTTCCTGAATCTTAACGATTGTTATATAATGATTACGGAGGTGACTATTATGAAATGCGAAAGATGCGGTAAAGGAATCGGCGTGACAAGACGAGGTCAGGCCATAGCAGACGGATATATTTGTTATAAGTGCCTTGATGAGCTGGGATTCGATAAAAAAGAACGTGGCATAAAAAGATGGGTATATACATACGACCAGATCAAGAACGGCAAAGATGCCCTCTTCTCTCGTCCGGCGATTAAACCGAATTTAGAAGAATACAAAGTGCATGGGATTTCCTACGACAACGAGGATGGTCATAGTATTCAAAAGATATTGTCGGTCTTTGTTAAAGAAGAATATGAAGATGATAAATTAAGCAGCGCAGAAATAAAGGAAGAACTCGAATACGACGATCGCGTTTATGTGTATCCTACGATGGACATCCGCGTAGTTTTGGAACCTACTGAGTTCGATGGCGAGCCGGCTGTTAAAGTTATGGGAGAAACCTCCCCTCTTGTATATAATCACATCGGATGGCTTCCAAAGAGAGAAGCTCCGCACGTTATCGATATAATCGAAAACAATGATTATGAAGTTACGGCTGAGCTTGTTGGCGGCCCATATAAATACATCGATGATGATGACAAAATACGCTCTGACAGCACAGAGTTCGGATGTCGTATTTATTTAGCTTATTGAACACTATCAAAAACGCAAAAGAGCCGGGACTATTTAGCCCCGGTTTTCTCTTGCATGTATTTGTAGAAAGGAGGTGAAAGTATCTGTCGCCTTCCCAGAGCGACCTTATTCTGAGAAGTCGAACCACTCCGGCTTGAGGTCTTTCGATTTACACCACTTGCTGAATACTGATGTCATATACCAGTTCCCCTTCAGCTTGACAAAGTAATGCTCAGCGATCTTGAGTATCTCGGTCTGTTCGTCCGGCTGCATAAGTATCAGCAATAGGAGCTGAGTCCTGAGCCCATCCTTCTCGAGCTTCTTCAGAGTGCCTTTAATATCGGAATCCTTGCGAGTAATAAGGAACTGGATAAAGCTGAGCACTCCCCCGGATGTCAGCGCAGAAATGACCGCGATTAGAATTGTCTCTTTCATAGTGCTCACCTCACTTTAACCGGACCACCGCTATAACATTACGGTTTCGACCGTAGGCGTATGCGCTCTTTTTCTGCTGTGCCGAATGGTTATCCCAGATAATAGGCTTGTCACCAGACCATTTGCCCGTGAAGATATATATGTGACTCCCGCTATCTCCTGCATCTACTACGTTGTTTTTTCCATCTATGATGATGTCCCCTGCCTTGAGTACATTCTTCAACTGCTTCAGAGTCTTTCCGTAGTATGTCACAGTCATCTTGTCATTAGTGCCGTATACTTTGCCACTTTTGTTGTGCCATATACATTCACCACTTTTGAGGGCTCCGATACGCTGAAGCACACAAGCCACATATGTCACGCAAGTGCCGTACTTCTTCGACTTCTCTACCGTTGGATTACTTTGCCACTTATACTTGGAATTCTTCATCCAATCGGCCTGCACCTTGCAAGCTTCAAGCTCCTTGTCGATGATCGTGGCCGGTGTTGGTGCCGGCTTCGGAGCGTACTTTGCAATTATCTCCTGAGCCTTCCGCTTGCTTGCTGGTCCGAAGATCCCGTCGACCTTCAGCTTGTACTGTGTCTGATATTTGCGAGTTGCCTTGTCTGTGTTGCTACCGAAATCACCGTCGACAGCAAGCTTTGCATTGATGCACCAATTTAAAAAGGCCTGTACGGCCTTCACGTTTGTGCCTTTGCTTCCCTTTTTCACTGTCCCGCCCGGGAGGCTCCCGGTGTACGGAGTGCTCGGATAATATGGCTGCTCGATGTAGAGCTTCCCGGACCACACTCGGAGCACGTCGTTCCTCATGTTCTCCTCGTAGGTGATCCATCCATTACGGAGTGAGCTGTTTGAGTATGAGTCTTTGACATAGACGTAATGCTTGCCATTCTCGTACTTGTAGCCCACCGAGCAAACGAAATGCCCGCCGCTTGTCCAATGCACGCCCTTTGAGCCGCCTTTACGAGATCCCATCAAGTAAATAGCCACTCTGTTACCCTTTGCAAGTTCCGCCCAAAGAGTAGACATCGTGGCGTGTTCCTTGACCTCTGTGAGTCCGTAGTGTTCCATCATTTTAGGAATGGCTGCAAAATAAGTGCCGTTCCCATTAGGAGCGGCAAACTGTTTGCAATACGGCTGGATGGTTTTCGGCGTATAGTTTTTATATTTCTCCATTTCGATGATGATGTTCGCGATCGCTACCTCACCACAGCCGCAGTTTCGTATATACCACGGCTTTTTTGGATAGCCGAGACCGCCCCAGCGCGAGTCGGTCTGCAAGAATTTCGTCTTATTCATCGATTTCACCGTCCTCGATGTACTCCATACCCTCGATGTCCATAGGAATGATTCTGTTCTTCACAAGCTGATAAAAAGATTGATGCAGCCCCACCGAAGCAAGCCCGGACACCATACCCTTGACGACGCCCTCATAATCGAAGCCAAATAAAATGAGCCCCGAAAGGGCTCCGATTATCAACAGAACCGTTGGAATCCACTTGTCATCTGTCGGCAGCCACTTCTTCATCACGAATCCGATGCACAGACACGCCGCCGTAATTATCGGCATTATCATTCCGTCAATAAATTCGATGCTCATATATTTTCTCCCTTTCGTATCTGACTAATTTCTGAATGTGTTATTCCATTCTCTTACGTTTGCAGATTTAGTAAGTGCGTTAAATACGCCCTGACTATCAGTTCCATTATATTTAACTGGCATACTGTTATTTGAAATTAAATACTCAGAATTATCAGATTCAGATGCAGGGGTTCCTGCAACATCATCAAGTGTTATACACCCAGTAACAAAATAGTTGTCCTTTATTGTCACTACGGAACGATAATCGTCTGTCGCATTGTTCGGAATGTGGTAATAAACTGCGGAACGGTTAGCGGCATCATCTGATTCAAAAACGCTATTTTCAACAATTACCTCAGCATTTGACCCAAGTCCTCCACCGATACAATGTCTTGCCAGCCAAGCCGAATTATTGCTGTTGTCTATTTTCATTTTGCAATTAATAAAGTGTGACTTGTATTGCTCAGGATTACCATTTCTTTCATCGTGAACAGCGTATCTACATCTTGAACAATCAAGATTTAAGTTCTCAAGGGTAAAGCCATACTCGCCCGCGTTGAATGGTGAATATAAAGACAAAGCATACTGATTATTGCCTGTATAATGGCTTACAACTTTGCTGTTAGGGCTAAACACAATATGTACTCTGTTTTTCAACCTTAAACCTGATAATGTATCTAACGAAGTTAACCCTTCAAACCAAGCAGATCCAAATTCCTCAACAAGGTCATATATACCTGCATCAACATACAGCGTTGAATCCATGTATTTTGTTGCTTCTTCGATGCCAGCCTTTAGCGTTTTTAAAGTCCGAGTTGCTCCGCAGTAGAATGTTTGTCCATCAAGGTTTTTTAATCTTATCGCATTTTGCGTAACTGTACTATCATAATCCCCTTCATAAGCTACACACGCATTTATCAAAGCGCTGTAACTTACAGCAGTATCAACATTTTCCTGATAGATTTTCATGCAAGCATAGCCGTTTTGCGCCGCCACAAAACTTATGTGGTTTGTCATAGACGACAGCACCTCATAATGCGATATAGCCGAACCATTTACAGGCTTGTCTGTTGTGTAGCCGATTCTGAAATATTGAGTTCTATACACTTTGTCTACTGTATATTTCACTCCTTGAACAACAGGGAACCATATAATCACACGCTTCGGCTGACCCGATGCAGGAGTAACAAGATTTGTAGACGTCATTTCAAGATTTGAAGTTTTTCCGATGTTCTTTTTTTCAGTATATGTCTTACCAAGAGTATTAATGTCTGCAAATGAGACTTCGTAGTCAAGTGCATTTCCTGCGGAATTGATAGCGATTGCACAGTTGTTCATATCCGAACCTACTGTAAAAGATTGCGATGCTTCCGTTGTTCCTGCGGGAACAGTAACACTCGAAATTATATTGTCATTTTCATCTATAAAATAAATATATGAAACCCTTGAAGATGCCGTAGTATACTTTATTGAGTAAGTGTAAGAATGTCCGTACTCAACTGCAATCGGAGCAAGAATTCTATTCATCTGACTATCGGCAGGAGATGTTCCTCTTGCTAATTGCGGAATGTATAGTTGCACAGCGTCACATATCTCTTTAATTTCGCTCTTTAAGACAGAAAGATCGTCAGAAAGATCGTCAGAAAGATCTGTTACCTGACCTCTGATTGCAGCCCCGAGAGATGGGTATGTTTTACTTCCGAGCACTTCCGCGCCGAGCCTTGCGTCAATCACTTCCTGAGCTGACGAAGCCGGGCCGGCGATTATGTTATCAATTCTTGCGTTGAGCGGAGCAAACATCGCCTCGGCAGATACCTTGCTTGTGTCGTTTCCGTTATCTGTCGCGAAATAGTCACTTGATCCGAGTGTTCCGCTGAATGTATTGAGTTCGTGAATTTCCATTCCTTCCTCCTATATTATGCTATAAATAGTTACGTTTAAGGATGCGCTCGCGATCGGAGTCCCATCCGCATTATTAAACCTTGCTCTTCGGGAGCCGCCTGAAACGTTCCCGAATGTTATATATGCCTCTCGGCCGGAGACGGTTCCGTCAACAGGAATCCCCGCAACGAGCGAATTGATATTTGCCACGCCGTTCTCGTCTGTCGTTATTGTTCCGCTTTTGCTCGCCTTTATTGAATCTATTGTCAGCTTTACCGCGTCACTTATGGCCGTATTCATTCCCGATACGACCGACTGATCTTGCATATCGGCGAGCGTTTGCTTCAGCTCGTTCAGAGTGATTTCGTCGTATCTGTCGAGAAGTGTGTTGTAAACGGTCTTAACTACACGCTGCGCGTTTGCGATCACTCCGAGAGCCGGATAGTAAACGCTGACGCTGTCGCCTAAGTGAACGCGCTGAAGTTCCGCATATCGCTCATACTCGTCCGTCTGCCATAGTGCCACAAAATTGACCTCGATGCTTTCGCTCGGTGTCCACGGCTTTGCTCCGTCAAACATTTCTTGAGCCTTTGTTCTCAGATTTGCGGCTGTTGGCCTTGAGTTGAACTGATCCGTCAAGTCGAGCGGCATCATTGTCAATTCTGCTGACGCATCGTGTGCAATATATACCTCCGGGAGCGTGACCAACGTCGAGCCGCTTGAGTCTTTCCAGAACGGGACAATCGAGTTGTATGTCTCGCTCTCGTCTATTTCCTGAGTCAGATCCGACAAGTTCTTCCCGTAACGGATCTCGACATCCGTGGCCGTTCCGCGTTCAGAGTGTAATATTACATCGAAATTATCAAACTCGAACTCGCCTCCGTAGACTTGAAGAAGCGTGTTCTCTTCTCCGCCTAAAATCGACCTGACCGCCGAAGGTGTTTCAATTTTCAGAGTCCCCGCCGCGGCCATATCTGTCGAGAATGAGAACTCTGTCCCACCTACAATATTCGAGGCTATGCTCGTCAATGCTCCCGCTAATGAAGAGGCCGTGAACGGCATCACGACCTCTTTGCTTAATCTGTACGAAATGTGGTGAGCGTTGAAAGTAACCTTTCCGTCAATCGGTGCGCTCCGCTTATATATCTCGAACGGCTGAAGAACGCCGCTGTCGTCGTGTGTAGCTCCAACGATCAGACCTTCCTGAATGAGATCGTAGTGTCTGCCGGTTATCGGATATTGAAACTCGGCCTCAAAAGTGCCGTTCAATTCTTCCTCGACAGTAAACGAAATGCAGTCGGACAAAATAGCAAGTCCCGCCGAAGTGAATGAGGTCTCTTCGTGTGCGTATAATATCGGTTTCATAGACGCCACCACCTCGGATAAATCTCGACCACCTCGATACCCGAATCGAACGCGACTGTCTGTTCTCCCGGTCCTATTCGTGGGAACTCATAATCAGCAAAAGAAACGTGTGAGTTCATATTTATCGCGTTTCTATTACCTCTGTGTATTTCTATCGGGAGCAAGAGTTCGTCAGTAATAACAAGACTATTTTCTTCTGTCATTTCTTCGAGCTCGTGTCCCGGAATAAATACCTCCATCAGCTCCGAGTCGATGTAAATCGTTTGTGTCGTGTTTGAGACCGTGAACAGATGCCCCGCCACGTTAACGCGGCCGTTTCCCGTTACGGCAATAATCGGAAGGGACTCGAAGAGAGTCGGATTCGTAATGGTCCCGTTTGCCGTGAATAAGACCGCTTCGTCTCCGCTTTTGAGATACCTCTGAGGCTTTGCGTCAAACGTGATCTCGAACTCCCCCGCTCTCGTATAATGAACGGGCTTCGTTTCGACAGCTGCCTTAAATACCGCGAGCCTATATTCGTCCGCGTGATATGTGTCCTCGAGTCTGCAATACCCTTCTCGCGATGCAAGCCACGAGCGAACCTCCATAATTCTATTTGCGAAGTCGGTCTCTTCTGGTGTTCCGATAAAAGCCGGATATGTGACTTCGATGTTCTCGAAACAATTCTCGTCCATCCAGAGCGAGCCGTTTCGTCCCGGTATATGTACCATTTCACCGATACGAGCCGGTGAATTGAAGGCTCCGTCCCCTCCGAGGAATACCCCGAAATCAGAGAGAGCCTTGCCGTCAAATGTTATTGTGTTTAATAACCCCATGCTGCCCTCCTCTGCTTCTGTAATGCGACGATTCTCTGCTCAACTGCCGCAGCCAACTCGTTCACGTTCATTCCCGGCGAA